TCGGCCCCGATCTTGTTTTGAATTACGCCGCCGTCCGCGCCCCTGAAAGGGGAGGATCTCGAGCCCTGCTCCGGCAGACACCCTCGGCCCTTCCTGCAGGCTACCCGACTGGACCTAAGCATCCATCGGAAACCTGTTGAAAGGAGGGTCTCGCCATGGCTGGCGCTGCACCACAAATTCAATATCGCCAAGAGATGGTGCTGGGGTTCTCTCAGCGTCAGTCTCTGCTCCGCGATACGACCACCCATGAGGCGGTCATCAAGGGCAATCAGGCTACGTTCTTGGTTGTCGATTCGTCCGGCACTGCGGTCACCCGTGGTGTGAATGGTCTCATTCCTGCCGGTGACAACAACAACACGCAGGTCACTGCAACGCTGGTTGAAAAGCACGACCTGCGCCGCATGACCGGCTTCAACATCTTCCAGTCGCAGGGCAACCAGCGCGAGATCATGCAGATCAACACGATGTCGGTTCTCAACCGTGACATCGACGGCACGATCCTGACTGAGCTCAAGACCGGCACCATCACCACCGGCTCGGCCGCCACTGCATCGATGACTCTGGTCCAGAAGGCCATGGTCTACCTGCAGAACAACGGCGTTCCGTGGGATGGCAACGTGTTTGCTGTCATCAGCCCGGCCTTCCTTGGCTACCTGATGTCGCTGGCACAGTTCGCGTCTGCCGACTACGTCAATGTCAAGCCCGCCATCAACTTCCCGGGCTGGAACGCCATGGATCCCAAGTCTGCGGCTGGTATGGGCGCTGGCTGGTACGACTGGATGGGCTGCAAGTGGATTGTGTCCAACCAGATTGACGGCGTGGGCACCAACTCCGAGTCCTGCTTCATGTTCCACCGCTCGGCCATCGGCCACGCTGTGAACACCTCGGACATGGATGTGGCGATCGGCTACGACGACGAGCAGCAGTACAGCTGGTCGCGTTGCTCGCTCTTCCACGGCGCTAAACTGCTGCAGAACACCGGCGTGGTCGAAATGGTCCACGACGGCTCGGCTCTCGTGGCATCGTAAGGGGGTATGACAAATGGCATACGCAGCTTCTAATCCTCCGAGCCTGATTGCTCAGCGTATCGGTGAAGGTCCGGCGGTCTGGGCCTACAAGTCGGCAGACGACGACGCGACGGTGAACGGCACCGACTACTTCGCCTCTGGTGAAGGCCTCGGCATGCTGGTTGGCGATCTGGTGATCGTCATCGACACCGCCACGCCGAAGACCTCGCTTCACTACGTCTCGGCCATCGATGCCGACGGCAACGTGACCACCGCGTTCGCTGCTGTCGCCTGATAGCAGAAACCGCAAGCACTACAGGGCGTCGATCTCCGGGTCGGCGCCCTATTTGTTTCAACCCAAGGAGATCTATCCCCAATGCCAAAGGCAAAGACCAACCCCAGTGCCGTGCCCGCAGCCGATCAGGAGATTGCTGTGCAGGAGAACCCGGCACCGGTCGTCAAGCAAGCCTCATCGACCCCGTCCATTTCCGTCAAGGTGTGCCCGCCCGGCGTCAAGGCTTTCCAGCCCTCTGATGTCGTTGAGCGCCGTTTCATGGTGCAGATCCCGCACACTGACACCTTCGATGACATCCTTGCGCCTGAGTATTGGGCTCACCACGCAGCCAAGGTTTCGCCGCGTGCTCTGCTCACCTGCATTGACGAGCACCTGCGCTGGGAGGCCGAGCTTCGCGTCCTCGAGGCGGGCCAGACGTGGCTCAAGGTGGCTGTCATTCGGCACACCCCGTACCAGATGACGGCGCGTGGCAACAGCGAGCTCGAGAAGCTTCGCAGCCTCTTCAAGATCGAACACAACGGCCAGAACGGCTGGCGCATCCTCAACCCATCGGGGCAGCCTCTCGTGGCCGGGTTGGCATCAGAGGCCAACGCCAAGACCTTCCTCGAAACCCACATCGCCGCGATGAGCCTCAGGGCCTCGGCGGCTTAACACAGCAAGGATACGGGCATGGGCACCACAAAGCTCGAGATCTACCAGCGTGCGATCCTTCACAACCGAATGACGCCTGTCACGACGTTGCTGGAAGACAATGAAGCTCGCCGCCTGTGCGATGTCCATTACGCCCCGACCCTGCAGCACATGCTTGAGAGCGGGTTCTGGCGTCACGCCATCCGCACTGTCGAGATCACGCAGAACACGAGCGTCACCCCGGCATTCGGCTATGAATATGCCCACGATGAGCCGAGTGACTTTGTGCGCCGCTATGTGGTCTCCGCATCGGATACGCTGGAACCCCCTCTCGATTATCTGACCTCGAACAATCCGTACCTCATGGAAGGTGGGTACATCTGGGCCAACGTCTCGCCGATCTACCTGCGCTACGTGTCCAATGACTCAAACTACGGTCTAGATCTGACCAAGTGGCCTGAGGTGCTGACCGAGGCAGCGTCTCTGGAGCTGGCCTATCGGATCTGCCCCAAGCTCACTGGATCTGCAGAGCTTCAAAAAGAGCTCGACGAACGTCGCGTCGCGGCACTTGGCAAAGCCAACCAGCTCGAAAGCCTTCAGCAGCCTACACAGACGGCACGTCCCGGCAGGTGGGTCTCCAGCCGCTTCCGTGACGGCTACTCTGGCGATGATTACAGGAGAGCCTGACGGTGCGGGAAAAGGCCTATCTCTTTGCCCTCAATGGTGGTGAGCTTTCCAAGCTCGCACAGGCGCGCGTTGACCTGTCTCGCACCAAGATCTCTGCCGAGGTGATGAAGAACTTCTTCCCTCGCGTGATCGGCCCGGCGTCTGCTCGCGCCGGTACTGAGTGGCTGGGATCCTCAGATGGAGATGGCAAGGCGCGTCTCCTGCCATTTATCTTCTCGGCGACAGACACCGCACTGGTCGAGCTGAGCGACCAGAAGCTGCGGGTGTGGGTGGACCAAGAGCTCATCAGCCGTCCGTCAGTGTCCACTGTTGTCACCAACGGGGATTTCAACAGCTCAACCGGCTGGACGCTGACAACGACGGGAACTGGCGCTGCCAACATCAACTCTTCCTTCTCAGGAGCCCTTGCTCTGCGCACTCCCGGTCGCGGGGATACAGCAAAGGCACTGCGCTCTGACAGCGTGTCAGTAGGTGATCAAAACGTCGAGCATGCCATCAACGTCACGGTTGATCGCGGACCCGTAAAGTTCCGGGTTGGATCCACCTCTGGCGGCGACGAGTACATTCAGGAGATCGAGCTGCGCACCGGTTTCCACAGCCTGTCGTTCACGCCGACCAGCGGTACGTATTACGTGCAGTTCAGCACCGAGTCCGAGTCATGGCGCGTCGTTTCGGATGTTTCGATTGCGCCTGCTGGCATAATGGAGATCGCCACCCCGTGGCTTGAGGATGATCTTTTCACGCTGCGCTATGACCAATCCGCAGACGTGATCTACATCACCTCATCAAAAGGCACGTATCAACCCCGTCGCATCGTTCGCTATGGCGCCACCTCGTGGTCGCTGACCCAGTACGATTTTACCGACGGCCCCTTCCGGGGCAAGACTGCGGATGTGACGTTGACGCCGTCTGGTTCCCGTACTGGGAACGGCACGCTGACTGCCTCTGGTGCGTTTTTCAAGGCGGATCATGTCGGCACCGTGTTCAGGCTGACCCATCAGAAGACCTCAGTGTCTTCGGTCCTCACTGGGGAAGACCGTTACACAGACAGCATCCGCGTAAGTGGCAATGCCAAATATGACAACGACTCGGATGGTACAGACGAGAACACCACTGAGCGTGACGTATCGATCACCATCTCTGGCTCATGGAGCGGCACGGTCAGTCTCGAGGTGTCGTATGACGAAGGCGTCACGTGGCAGCAGACTGAGAGCTGGACCTCGAACCAGACCATAACTCGCACGCCGGGCTATGCAAACTCGGTAGCGTACACCCGCATCGGCTTCCAATCTGGCAAATACACCTCAGGCGCCGCGACATGCACGTTGAGCTACACTGGTGGTGGTGGGGATGGGTATGTCCTGATCACCGCGGTCAATTCGGCGACCCAAGCAGAGTATGAGGTGATCCGCCGCCTTCATGACCTCGAGGGCACCAACGAGTGGTCTGAGGGTCAATTCTCCGAGCTGCGCAACTGGCCGAGTGCTGTCGGTCTGTTTGAGGGTCGTCTCTGGTGGGGATCGGCTGACAAGGTCTTCGGGTCCATTACCGATGCCTTCAACAGCTATGATCTCGAAGAGGATGGGGACAGTGGTCCGATCATCCGCTCGATTGCCACGGGTGCTGTCAACTCAGTGCGCTGGATCCTCGGCCTGTCCCGGCTTTGTATCGGAACATCGGGAGCGGAACCGGTTGGTCGGTCAAGTTCATTCGATGAGCCGGTGACCCCGACCAACTTTTCCATCAAGGATGCCTCTACACAGGGCTCAGACGACATACAGGCGATCAAAGTAGACAAGTCTGCGATCTACGTGCAGCGCTCAGGAAAGCGCGCCTACGAGCTCTCCTACGCCGTTGACAGCCAAGACTATGCGTCCGTCGAAATCACCCGCTATCACCCGACCGTTCTTGAAGCTGGCGTGAAAGTGATGGCAGTCCAGCGCCAGCCCGACACCCGCGTGTGGTTCGTGCTCGAGGACGGCACCTGCGCGATCATGACCTATGAGCGCGGCGAGGATGTGCTGAGTTGGTACACGTTCGAAACCGATGGTCTGGTCGAGGACGTTGCTGTTCTTCCAAACGTGGATGACGACGATGTTTACATGATCGTCAATCGCACGATCGACGGCGTGACCAAGCGCTATCTCGAGCGGTTGTCATATGACCACCAAGCTCAGGGCGGCACCGACAATTACATGGCCGACTGCTGGACATCGACCACCCTGTCGGCGTCCTCAACCGTGACTG